CCAGCAGCGCGACCGATGGGCTCTATCCGGTGCGGGTGCAGGCAAAGGACGCGGCGGGCGCGGCGATCACCGGCGTCTATGACTACTTCCCGGTGAATGGCATCCTGACCGTTGCCGTGGCGCAGGGCGACGACCCCGGCAGCGTGGCGGTCACGATTCGCTATCTGGCGCCCTGACGATGGGCGCGATCTGGCTCTCGCTCGGCATGGGGATCGGCGGTGGGCGGGGGGCGGGCAGCGCTGGCGACCCCGCCTACTACGTCTTCCGTGACCAGTTTACCGCCGATCTGGACGCCGCCTGGAACGACACCGGCGCCAACTTCACCGTCGAGGGCGACCGGCTGATCCTGGGTGGGGCGGCACCCGCCGTCTGGTCGGAGCCCCTGGAGCATACTGCCGGGATTGCCCGCGCCACCGGCCGGGCGCTCGCCGCCTGGGTCCTGGTGGGGGATCGCAACGGCGATTTCTTTCTCGGCTGGTCATCTGCCACCGGCGAGACCGACCCGCGCACCGATGGGCACGGCTGGGTCATGGAGGACGGGGCGCTCGCCGTCTCCGAACCGGGCGCGAAGATCGCGTTCGCCGGTACGGCCGGCAATGCCTTCGAGGTCCGGCCGCTGGAACACCTCTTCGTCGCGGCGCTCAACGACCGCGGCGCGGTCTACCTACTGCGTCCCTTTGATACCGGCGACGGGAGTCCGGCGCTCTCGGCGACGTGGCCCCTCCCGGCCCTTGCCGCCGATGAGGCGTGGGTCCTCCATGTTGCCGTCACCGACACCGACGCCACGCTGCACCCGGCCATCTCGGCGAACGCCGGACTCGGCTGGGTGGATGACGTGCGCGTGGTGGACGTGGCCGACTGGGCGAGCGCCGACTTCCTATCAACCCTGGCCGACCGCTTTACCCGCATCGACTCGGCGACCGATCCCGGCCCGCTCTGGACGACGACCCTCGGCACCGCCGGCATCAGCAGTAATCGCCTCTATTTCCCGAGCGTGCCCGGCCGAGTCATCAATACGGATGTCGGATTTACGGACGGCGCCTGGTGTTTCACGGCGAACCCCGGCGCCTCGGCGAGTAACGGGATCTACTGCCTGCTGCGCTACCTCGATGGTAGTAACTTTATCTACTTGACCAATAACGCCGGCTCAACGGAGATTCACCTGCGCAAAGTCGTCGCGACGGTGGACACCGCCATCGACAACACCGCGTTTACGTGGAATGCGAACACCGACCACCGCATCATCATCCGCGCTATCGGCAACAAGTACGCCGTCACGGTCAACGGCGTCGATCCGTTCGGCGGCGTCGTCACGGACGCCGGGTCGGCGCATCTGACCCGCACCGGAGTGGGGATGCAGGTCGGGTCAGATGCCGTGCGCTTTGATGATGTCGCCGGCTTCCCCGCCGTGGTCACGCTGCCCGAAGAAATCCTGCACGGCCTGGTGCCGCAACCCTGGACGGTCGGCGCCACGCTGGCGAGTGACGCTTTTACCGGCAGTAACGGCACGATGTTGACCGCCCATGACGCCAACTGGACGAGCCTCGGCGGCACGAGCGAGATTCAATCCAACCGGGCCGTGGTCACGGTCGGGGCGACCTACGCGATCACGGGCGACGACCTCGAGGTGTCGGCTGACCTGATCCTGCCGGCCACGGCAACACCGCTGCGGGCCGGGCTCTATGCCCGCTACCTGGACAGCGATAACTGGGTGCGCGTGCGGATCTACGAAGACGGCACCGGCACCGACGAGCTCGAGGTCGAGGAGTCGGTGGGTGGCTCGGCGTCGATCGTCCACAAGACGCAGTTTGGCTCCTACTACACCAACGGGGCCACGGTCGCGCTCAAACTCCAGGTCCGGGGCGACCTCCTGCGCTACCTGCTGGACGGAGAGCCCTGCGGGTCCTATGTCACCGCGATTGCGGCCGGCGACCCCGGTCTGTACTGTGAGGACGCCAACGATAACGGGACGGTCTTTGACAACTTTACCGTCACGGCGGTGTCGTGATGCGTCGCGTTTCGCACCCGTGGAGGATTAGCACATGGTGAAGCAGGGCACCGAGCGGGCTATCGAGTGGTTCGGCGCGGACGTGGAGGAAGATCCTGACCGCCGGCGCACGGCCGTCTACCTCGACGGCTTCCGGGGCGTAGACGCGACGGTGATGCGCCCGCAGCGGCAGCCGGACGGGACGGTCGCGGACGTGCCGGTGCGCCGCGCCGCGCCGACGATCATCCAGGCCAAGACGACCGCCGGGCCGCGCGCCGGTCACGACATCGGCCGGCTGACCGCTCGCTTCAAGACGTTCCGAGAGGCGGCGCGCTTCGCCCCGCCCGACGATCGGGCAACCTGGGAAACGCGGCGGGATATTTCCTTTGCCGAGATGCAGATTGCGCGATTTCGGCAGAAGTTGGAGCGGTACGAGGCGACCGACAACCCGCGGCCCGAACAGGTCGCGCTCCTGCGGGACCACGTCGCGAAGTGGCGCGTCCGCTTTGCCGAATTGACCGGGCAGGGATAGGAGGAAACAATGCCGAGCGCGACTGGAAAGTTGTATGGGAATGGTTTGCTCAACCTCCTCGACGGCGGTGTCATCTGGGGCACCGATGACGTGTACCTGGCGCTGGCGAGCTCAAGCTACACCGTGGACATCGACGCGCACGACAACTGGGATGATGTTGTCGCGAACGAGGTCACGGGGACCAACTGGTCCGCCAACGGCCAGCAGGCGGACGGTGAAGCGCTCTCGCTCGTCGGCGCCAACAATGATGTCGAATTCGACATCACCGACGAGGTGACGGCGACCGTCACCCTGACGGACGGGAAGCACCTGATCGTCTACTCCCGCACCAACGGCACCGACGCGACGCGCGAACTGATCGGCTACGGCACCTTCGACACGGCACTCGCCCCGCAAGGGGGGAGCCTCACGCTGGACTTTGCGACGACGGGATTCGTACTTATAGATTATACGTAGAGAAATCTGTTATACTTCTGGCGACGGATTGTCGGTCGCTGGAGGTGTAACAGTGAAGCTCTACGGAAGCTCCGAACGATGGACACAGCGCGAGGACGGGTCGTGGTGGTACCGCAGCGTGGTGGACAAGAAATACGGCCATCAGGTCTGGCTCTCGTCCATCGAGACGGCGTGCGGCCAATGCCGCGAACCGTTGGTTGTTCCGCGCTCTCGCTTCATTCAAGCAGGACGCAAGGGGCAGGAGCTTTTCTGCTCTCGCGCCTGCGCTGCGGCAGCGTTGCCGCGAACCCGCAAGAAGCCGATCGGTCGGCCACAACTTCCGGAAGGCGGTCGTCGCGTCGATCGAACGAGCGGGTATGTCTACGTCTGGCTTCGGGGCGAAGACGGGAAGAAGCGACAGTTCGCCGAGCATCGTCTCGTCATGGAGCGGCAGCTTGGGCGAAAGCTCCGGCGCAACGAAACCGTCCACCACAAGAACGGGGTGCGGGATGACAACCGACCGGAGAACCTGGAACTTTGGGCGTCGAACCACCACAGCGGACAGCGGGCATCCGAAGGGGAACCGCATTGCCCGACCTGCCGGTGCTTCGAGCACGAGTGACTACACGTGGGCATGACCGCGCCGCGTGCCACCTGCGCCATCTGCGGCCGGCAGTTCTGGCCGAGCCATGTGCCGCGGGCCGGCCTGGTCGCCTGCGGGCCGGCCTGCGCCGAGCGGCTGCGCCGGCATGACACCGCGACCGTCGCGTTGATCCTGGCGACGCTGGCGAAACCGATCGATGCCGGTCGGGCGCGGGCGTGGCTGTGCTTACAGCCGGTGCGAGACGGTCAATGAGCGACGACGACACCGTCACCGCCGGCGTGAGCGCGGTCGTCGCTACAGGGTAGGGCGATGGTGCGCGCCGGGTTTTCGGGCGCCGAGACGGGGCACGAACACGCCGAGGGCATGACCCTGACCGCCGGCGGGTCGGCGGCGACCATCCAGACCTCCGTCAAGCGCAGCGGGGTCTATGCCTATCAGTGCAATTCCGGCGCGGGGAACCAGACGAGCTACGTCTCGACTCCGTGGACGAGCAGCGGCAGTACCTTTTTCCGCGCGTATTTCCGCGTCAGCGCCCTCCCGTCCTCTACGGTCAGCCTCCTTCGGCCCATCACGAACCGCATCTCTGCCCGGCTGACATCGGGCGGGAAGATTCAGCTCTGGAACGACAACGCCGGGACGCAGATCGGCTCCGACTCGTCGGCGACGATCGCGATTGATACGTGGTATCGCCTGGAACTGTGGAACGGCGAAGGGGGTTCCGGCGCCGTTGACGACGGAGCGTTGCGGCTCGACGGCACAACGGTTGCGTCGTTCACCGATCTCTCGCTCGGCGATACGTCAAGCCTCTGGACTGTCGGCTGGCTGGACGCTCCTGGGGCGAATACATCCCTCTATTTGGACGATCTCGCCATCAACAATTCGACCGGCTCCGATCAAACGTCGTGGCCCGGCGAGGGCAAAATCATCCTCCTTGTGCCGACCGCCGATTCGGTGCGTGACGCGCTCTGGACCGGCGGGGCCGGCGGCACGTCCAACCTGTATGAGGCGGTCAATAACCTGCCGCCGACCGGTGCCGCGTCCGCGTCAGCAACGGATGCCAGTCAGATTGAGCACGCCGGCGGCGCGGGCGGGACCACTGACGATTACGAAGCGACCATGACGACCTACTCTGCCGCCGGTCTGGTGAGCGGAGATACGGTCACGGTGGTCCAGTACCTTGCCGTGCACGGTGAGGACATTTCCACCGGCGCCAAACTCCTGTCATTCCAACTCCTCTCCAACCCGAGCGACACCGACTCCGGCAACGTCACCGCCGGCACCAGCGCGGTCGGCGCCTATCCGACGAACTGGCTCGTCCGCCGCAACGGGGCGGTCTACGCGCCATCGGTGACGCTCGGGACCGCGCCGGTGGCGCGGGTGCGCCGGCCGGAGACGGCATCCCGCGTCGCCTCCGTCTGCTTTATGGGCATCCTAGTCGAGTACGTCCACTCCGAGGGCGACGACACCGGCACCATCTCATCCGGCACGCTCGCCGTCGCCGGCCAGAGCGTCACCGGGCAGACGGACACGCTCGCCGCCGTGGCAACCGGCGGGCACGCCGTCACCGGCCAGAGCGTCACCGCTAACCCGGTGGCGTTGGGCGAGGTCGCGCCCGGCGACCTCGCCGTCGCCGGGCAGACGATCACGGCGGACACCGGATCGGTCGCCACCGTCGCCGCCGGCGCTCATGCCGTTGCGGGTCAGACGGTCACGGGCGAGGCCGGGTCGGTCGGCACGATCGCGACCGGGAGCCACACCGTTGCCGGCCAGACCGTGACCGGCGAGGCGGGGTCGGTCGGCACCATCGCCACCGGGGCACATACCGTCGCCGGCCAAACCGTGACCGGGCAGGTGGGCAGCGTCGGCACGATCAGCACCGGCGAGCACGTCGCCAGCGGCCAGACCGTCACCGGGATCGACGGCGGCACGGGCGACACCGGCACGATGAGCACCGGCAGTCACGCCGTCACCGGTCAGACCGTCACCGGCACGGCCGAATCGACGGCCGCGATTGCCACCGGGAGTCATGCGGTTGCCGGGCAGGCCGTGACCGGCGAAGCCGGCGCCGTTGGAGCGGTGGCGGTCGGCTCCCTCACGCTGTCGGGGCAGGCCGTATCCGGTACCGCCGGGGCGGTCGGTACGATCGGCGCGGGCGAGCTCGCCGTGTCCGGACAGACCGTCATCGGTGAGGAAACCGGCGGCGCCAGCGAAACGGGGACCATCCTGGCCGGATCGCTCGCCGTGACCGGGCAGGCGGTCGCGGGCATCGCCGCATCGGTCGGGACGGTGGCGACCGGCGAACTCGCCGTCTCCGGGCAGGACGTAACCGCCGATCCTGCCGTGCTCGCCGCTGTCGCGACCGGGGGCCATGCTGTCAGCGGGCAGGCGGTGTCCGCTGATCCCGCGGTCCTTGGGGCGATCGCGTCCGGCGCGCTCGCGATCGACGGGCAGACGATCGTCGCGCTGTGGGATTCGGTCGCCCTGATCGCGACGGGCGAGTACGCCGTGGCGGGGCAGACGATGACGGGCTTTACCGGCATCATCCCGTCCGCCTGGCTCGCTGACCTCACCCGCGTCGTGGCGTCCGGCCCGGACCTGAGCCGGGCAACTGTCCCGCTGGCGTTGACCCGGACGACCACCGGCCTGGCGCTACGTCGAGCAACCGCTTCGCGAGCATTGACCCGGACAACCACCGACCCGCCGATCCTGACCCGCACCCCGGACTGAGGAGGATCTATGGCACGCGGCACGATCAGACTCACCCGCGGCGACGACTACTCCGAGACGCTCTCCTTTGACGAGAGCGACGGCAGCGACTACGACCTGACCGGCGGCTCGGTCCGCTTCACCCTCAAGGTCAATCCCGGTGACGCCGACCTTGCCGCCGTCGTCTCCCACGTCTCCGGCGACGGCAATCTCACCATCACCAGCCCGGCTACCGGCACCGTTACTCATCAGATCACGGCGACGGAGACGGAGGCGCTGATGCCCGGCGTCTACTACTACGACTACCAGCTCGTCGCGGTGGATAGCACGGTGGCGACGCTGGAGCGTGGCCGCGCCGAGGTGGCCGCGGACATTACTCGGACTGCCGCCTAGCATCCGCTATACTGTCATCAACCGAAGAGCCGCCGATGGGTTCAGCGGCCCGTTTCTCGACCAGCGCAGCGCGCCGGTCGGCGAAGCGGGCCGTTTGTGTTGGGGCGCAGGATGCCGGTCGCGACCGTCTACGCCAGTCTGGAGGAAATCAAGTCGCGGCTGCCGCACACTAGCAGCGCGAACGATGCCGACCTCCTCGATTGCCTGCTGTCCGCATCGCGCGAGGTGGACGGACTGACCGGGCGTAGCTTCGGACAGACGGCGAGCGAGAGCCGCACGGCAACGGCCGAATGGGGCGACTGGCTGCCCGTGGACGATCTGGTGAGCGCGAGTGCCGTCGTCACCGACGAGGACGGCGACCGGACCTATGAAATCACCTGGGCCGCCACGGACTATGACCTCGAGCCGGAGAACGCCTCAGTCTACGGCACGCCCTATACAGCGCTACGCGTTGCCCCGAGCGGCACCCGGAGCTTCCCCACCGGCCGGCGTGGCGTGCGGATCACCGGCGTCTGGGGCTGGCCGGCGGTGCCGGAGGATGTGCGTGAGGCAACGCTCGTGCTCGCCATCCGGCTCTACAAACGCAAAGATGCGCCCTACGGGATCGCCGGGACGACGGAGTTGGGCCAGGCGGTCTACGTGCCGCGCGATGACCCAGACATCCGGGGGCTGATCGCGCCCTACCGGCGGATGGGAGTGGCGGCGATATGAGCGTGACCGTCATCCTCACCGGCGACCGCGCGCTCGCCGCCAAGCTGACACCGGAGCGGATCGCCGGCCCCCCGGCGCGGCGGTTGCTCACCCGCTCGGCTATCGCCGTGCAGGGCAACGCGCGTGGCTTCGCCAGGGTCGATCGGGGCCAGTGGCGGAACAGCATCGTCACCGCCGTGGACGCGACCCCGTTCCCGACGTGGGCGAAGGTGGGTAGCAATCTCTCTTACGCGCCGTTCGTCCACAACGGCCGGCGGGCCGGGAGGATGCCGCCGGACGCGCCGATCCGGGGCTGGGCACGCCGCCACGGCATCCCCGAGGAGGCGGTCTTCCCGATCCGCCGGGCCATCGGCCGGCGCGGCACCACGGGCGACAAGGCCCTCACGCGCGGGCTCAATGCCAGCAAGCCGGCCATTCAGGGGTTCGTCGCCATCTGTGCGCGGGAGATCGAAGCCGGCGCGGGGAGTGGTCGATGAGTCTGGACGACGCCCTCGCCGCCGTGACATTCGCCTACAAGAGCGACGCCGCTTTCGTAGCGTCGCCGGCGGCGGTGATCGCCGGCCGGAGTGTGGTCTTCCCAGGTGATCCGAGCGCAACGGAGACGGTGGACCTCAACGAACAACAGAGCGAATGGCCGGCGTTCGTCCTCTATCCCACCTCCGGCTACGAACGTCTGTTGACGCATGGGAGCAGCACTAGCCTGGCCGTCTACACCGTCCGGCTAGCAATCGAGACGCCGCGCGACGACCAGGATTTGGCGTGGCGCGAGCTGATGGCGGTCCGGCCGCACGTCCGCCGCGTCTTCTGGGCGGGCTGGCACGGGCGCTTCGCTGGTACGGTGGCCTTCCTGGGCGACCCGAGTCTCGGCGGCGGTACGCCGCCGTTCCGCTGGGAGGTGGTGGAGTCGGAGTGGGGCGGCATCCAGACGTTCCGCCTCGCCCACGAGTTCACCGTGAGCATCGAGGAGGCGTTGGCATGAGCGAGCCGCGGGCGCCGGTGTCCTACGTCTGGATGACCACGCAGCGCTACCGCTGTCCCTACTGCCCGGCGGACTACGACACCGAGACGGAGGCGCGGCAGCACATGGCGACCTGCCGGCGCTCGCCGACCGAGCCGACCGAACTGCAACAGATGACAGCGGCGGCACGAGCCGCCGCGGCAGCGCCAGCAATGGAGGACACGACCGATGCCACGGGATACCGTGACGCCGCAGAGCCGGGCGACCAAGCAGACGACGACGCTGACCGACCTCACGTTCACCGCAAGCGACGCGGTGAACTTTGAGCAAGTGGCGTGGTCCGATGGGCTCTACATCATCTGGCGCAATAGCGACGGCGCGGTCGCCTACGACGTGACGCTCGAGGCGGCGCCGGACAGCCTTGGCCGGGACGTGGACTGCCTGACGGAGTTGGCCGCCGGGGACATCGCCATGACCGGCCTGATCGAGGCTGAGGGATGGAGGCAATCGGACGGCTACGTCTACTTCAAGGCGGAGAACGCGGCCATCCTCTACGCGGTCGTCAAGGTGCGATAGGCGCGGAACGCGCTAGGAGGCTTCTGCTATGGCCGTTCACGCGCACGGCACGCTCCTCAAGATCGGTGACGGCGGTGGTCCAGAGACGTTCACCACCATTGAAGACGCCTTCGACATCGCCGGCCCAACCACCTCGACCGACATCATCGACGTGACCACGCACAGTTCCCCGTCCGTCTGGCGGGAGAAATTAGCCGGGCTGATCGACCCCGGCGAGATCACCTTCTCGATCTACTACACCGGCCACGCCACGCAGGATCAGTTGCGGACCGATGCGCTGGCCCGGACCTACCGCAACTTCCAGCTCCTCTTCGCGCCGCTCGCGGTGGACGAAACCATCGCCTTTAGCGCCTACGTCACCCGCTACGAAACCGCGACGCCGAACGATGGGGCGATGCAGATCAACTGTACGCTCACCATTGGCGAGGCTTGGACATGGAGTTGATTGTAACGCAACGTTGTGCGTAGGGCGTTCGACGCTCGGCAATGCTTGGTGCCTCCTAGGCGTCGGGCGTCGGGCGCTAACCAGCCAAGGAGGCACCGCGGCATGGACGGCAGAGCGATCGACTTAGACCGGATGGCGGCAGACGAAGAGCGGTTGCGCTTCCCGGCGCTGCCGGAGACGGATGACGACGACGAGCTGGAGCCGTCCGGCCCCGCCGTCAAGCGCTTCAAGGACGCCGCCGAAATCCTCTCCATTCCCGACATCGAATACCGCGATGTCTGGGTGCCGGAGTGGGACACCCACGTCAAGGTGCGCGGGCTGTCGCAGTTGGAGCGCGACCGCATCATTGACACCTGCCGGCGCGGCAAGGGGCGGAAAGAGAAGTTCGACGCGACCGGCATGGAAGCCAAGTTCGTCATCGCCGCCGCGCTGAAACCGGAGGACAGCACGCCGATGTTCGGGCCCGAACACCTCTACCCGCTGATGCGCAAGTCCGCCGGGGCGGTCCACCGTATCTACGTGGTGGTCGAGCAGATGTGCGGCTTCGACGCCGATGCGGACGCCGAGGACCCACTGGCGGCGACGCGGGGAAAATCGAGTCCGACCCCGAACGGCGCTTCGCCTTTCGCCTAGCCGGCCATCTGCGGGCACCGTCCGTGGCGCGTATGCTGGCCGGGATGTCGGCGCGGGAGTTTCGCGAGTGGATGGCCTACGACCAGGTGGAGCCGATCGGGTCCTGGCGCGACGACGCCCGGATCGCGCAACTCTGCCTCCTAGTCGCGACGGCCTGGTCGGACCCCAAAAAGGGCAGGCGGCCGACGCTCGACGACTTCCTGCCGTGGATTCCCAAGCCGGAGACGGAGGAGCCCGACCCCGACGACCCCGAGGTGATCGCGGCGGCGCGACTGCGGGCGCGGATGTTCCGGGCCGGGATGAAAGCCAAGCGGCTTGCGCCGGGCGAACGGCCGCCGGGGTGGACGGGGCCGGTGCCGGGTGGGGAGTAGGTCAGCGTGGCTGCGGCCGGGTCATAAACCAGAGGATCGAGAGCACGATAAAGCCGACGAACCAGAGGCAGAAGCTGAGTCCGAACCAGATGGCGCCGGCCACGCCGACTGCCAGGGTGCAATCCTCTTCGGTGCCATCGCAACCGGCCGCACTCAGGGCCGTCAGCAGGATCGCCAGGCCGACGAGTCCGAGCGTCCATCCCCAAAGTGCCCACGTCATAAAGCGCCATCGGAGCGGATTCACGGGCACCTCCTGTTGCGGCGACGCATCGCGCCATCCTAGCACGCCGTTCGGCGCTGCCATGTTTGGGGGGTGCTAAATGGGCGGGATGGCCGGCACCCTCGCCAAACTGAACGTGATCCTGGCCCTGGATGGGCGGAACTTCTCGCGCGGGTTGGACGAGGCCGAATCGCGGATGCAGCGGTTTGGCGCGGCGGCGCGACGTTGGGGCGCGATGCTTACCGCGGCCGTCACCCTGCCGATCGTGGCCGGATTCGGCATGGCGGTCAACGCCGCGTCCGACCTGGCCGAGGCGCAGTCGGCGGTCAATACCGTCTATGGGGAGAGTGCGTCTCTCATTGCCGGCTACAACGAGTCGGTCGCGGAGAGTCTTGGCCTGTCCCGTCAGGAGGCACTGGCATCCGCCGCGACGCTCGGCGTCTACGGGCAGGCGGCCGGGCTGGCGGGCGACGAACTGGCGACGTTTACGAACCAGAATCTCCAGGCTGCGGCCGATCTCGCCAGTTTCTACAACGTCGCGGGTGGAGCGCCGGAAGTCCTCAACGCGATCCAGGGTGCCCTTATGGGCGAGTACGACGCCTTGCAGCGCATGGGCGTCCTGATCGATGAGGACATCGTCAATCAGTACGCATGGCAGCACGGCATCGCTGCAACCGGCGCTGAGCTCACCGAGCAGCAAAAGGTCCTGGCCCGCCACGGCGTCATCATGGACGGGCTCGGCGCGGCGCAGGGCGACTTCGCCCGGACCCAGGGCGGGCTCGCCAACCAGTCACGCATCCTCCGGGCGCGGTTCAAGGACCTGGCGGCGACGGTTGGGAGTGTCCTGCTCCCGGTGGCGCTCAAGTTGGCGAATGCGGTCGGCGATCTGTTTACCTGGCTGGAGGGGTTGTCGCCGGCCGCACTCAAAATCGCGGTGATCTTCGGTGCCGTGGTGGCGGCGGTTGGCCCGCTCCTGCTGATCCTTGGGGCGCTGTCATCCGCTCTTGGTGGAGTTGCTGGCCTGGCTGCGACATTCGGCACCACCTGGGGCGCGATTGGTGCCGGCGCGCTCTCACTCCTTGGGCCACTTGCGCTGGTGGCGGCGGCCATTGCGGCGCTCTTCCTGGCGTGGCGGACGAATTTCCTGGGGATTCAGGACATCACCGCTGACGTGTTCGGTGGCATCGTGGACACCATCGGCCCGCCGATCCTGGCGGCGATTGAGCGCATCCGGACGTTCGTTGCCGAGGTGACCGGATTCTATCAAGCGCTCCGTGACCAGGACTTGAGTCCGGTCGAGGCGGCGTTTACCGCGGTCGGCAATGCGCTCGACCGCCTGCTTGGGACCGATGTGTCCGGCTTCTTCACCGATCTGGGCGCGGGGCTCCAGACGGTCATCATTATGGTGTCGCTGACGGCGGGACTCATCAAGACCGAGTTATTGCCGGCAATCTATGCCTTTGCGATGGTGGGGGAAATCGGTCTTGGACTCGTGCTGGATCAATTGCGTATTCTGGCATGGTTGGTTGGGATAACGTTGCCGCCACTGATTCAAGGGCTCGGGCTCGGGTTTGTCCTGGTTTGGGCGCACGTCGCCGACGACATCAGGGCAGTTATCATGCTGTTAGAAATCCTGCTTCCCGAGGCAATTCGGGGCGTGACCGATCTTATCTATGCCGCCTACATCGCCTTCCGGCTCTGGTATGTGGGGATGAATATGGTTGGGGCGAGCATCCGCACGGGGTTCACCCTCGCCATCTTCCTGATTCGTGGGACGATCATGGCGATCGATGAGCTCATCGAAAAGCTGCCGAAAATCGATCTCCCCGAATGGATGGACCCTGGGAACATCAATTTGGGTGCGCTCAATCCGATGAATCTACTGGACGCCGACCCGGCGTCTGCTGCTGGGGGGCCAAGCGGGCAAGACCTGACCGTGGCCGGAGTGGCGCCGTTCGAGAACATGAAGGATGGCATCCTGAGTGTCATGGAAGACATTGCCGCCGGGGTGGCTAATGCCTGGTTGGGCATGAAGAATGATGCAATAAATATTGTCGGACAACTCAACGCCGAGGTGTATTTCACGTTTACTGATCTCTGGCAACCGATGAAGACCAACGCCGAGCAGATTCGCGCGACGGTGGCGAACGAGTGGGTCGGCCTAAAGAACGACCTTGTGACGATCACCGGGCAGATTCGCGACCGGGTGATCGGGGAGTTTCAACCGATCCGGGGCGACCTCTACACCCTGGCCCACGACAACATCGCACCGATGCTCGTCACCGAGTGGGACTTGATGGAAACGGACGCCGCGGCCGGCGGCTGGTCGATCGGCAACGCGCTTGGCGCCGGGCTCTACAACGGGATCATCGCCTGGATCAATCCGATTGTTGTCGCGGCGTCCAGTGCGGTACGGGGCGCGATTACGGCCGCCCGTCTGGAAGCACAGGTCACGAGCCCGTCCCGCAAGACCATGTACATCGGGGAGATGATGGGCAAGGGGCTGGTGCTCGGCTTCGAGCGCGGCGTGGGCGGCGGCTCCCTCTTCGGGTCGGCCGGGTTCGCCTTCGCCGGCCGGCAGGGCGGTAGCACGACCGCCACCTTCAACAACTATGGGGCCGTTAGCGTCGGTCAGGGTGGTGGGGGCGACGACTGGAGCGCCATGCGTGGCTGGCGGTACGGCGAGACGCGAGCCTGAGGGGGTGCTAGTCGAGATGGCGCCAGTTTCGCCGATGCACAATAGCAAAGACGGTGGACACCGTGACGCCGAATTGCGCGGCAAAAATCTTGGCGTCGGTTGGTGTCACGTAGTTGCTCCGGATGAATCGGACATCTGTCTCGGTCAGCTTGGCCCTCGGGTGTCGTTCGCCGGGGCTCCCATGGAGGATGGCGCGACCCTTCGCGACTGCATCTGCCACGTTGTCGGCGTTGGTGCCGACGAACAGGTGCACGGGATTGCAGCAGGGCGGATTGTCGCAACGATGCAAGACGCACTGATTCTCGGGCCAGTATCCGATGGCGAGCGCCATTGCGTAGCGATGCGTCAGGACCGATCCCGAACCGGCCCAAAATCGTCCATATCCCAAAGGCGAAAAACAGCCCGTCCACGGCCAGCACGCATCGGGGCCGCCGGAGCGGTCCACCTTCGACCAGAAACGCGCAATCACGTTAGGGGTAAACTTGGGCTGCATCTCGGGACCTCCATCCTGAGTGCCATACCCCCGGCTGGTGACACAGCGCGGGGGCTTTTGCTTGGATTGGTAAGGGATTATACCATAGAGGAGGTGCCATATTAACCTCACCCACTTTGCCGGTACCGCGTTTAGCACCTTCGGGCTCACCGCCGTCCTCGACCCACGGGCGCCGGGGGAGCCGACGCAACCGCTCTGGCTGGCCCGCGCCAACGCAACGCCGGTCCTGGCGGGATTGGCCCGCCCGGGGCGCACCATCCCGGTGCTGTTTCACACGACGCAGGGGACCGCCCGGACGGTGGACGAGGATCGCATCGTTCGGCTGCTGCGCCTGCTCGACCCGACCAACCCGGAACCGCGCGAGCTCCGCGGCACGCTGACGCTCGATGACAACGCGGACGGCACGGCAGAGACGGCGCACACCGTCGCGGTGGACGTGGTCGTGGGGGCGCGCAATTGGGAGGAGGGCGGGCCGTACCGTGTCGTCTTCCACGCCGCCGAAGAGGTCTGGCGAGAGACGACGAACACGACGGACGGGCCGAACTCTCTGACGGCGGACGGCAGTTTTACCGTGGACAACGACGGCACGGCCCCGGCCCATCCGCAAATCCGCGTGACCTGGACGGCGCAGCGCTCCGCAGACGAGACGACGCAACTCGGGTGGAAGTACCGCGTGGTCGTGCCGGTCACGAACAACGGGACGCGGGATTGGAACAACGAGCTCATCCCGATCGCGCTCGGGGACACGACCGCCCTGACGACGGCGAAGGCGCTTGCCAGCGGGAACGACGTCCGGGTCCGTCTGGACGGCCGGGAGTTGCCGCGGCAGTTGCAGAACTGGGATACCGCGTTTGGCTCCATGATCGTGCCCTTGACGCTCGGTGCCGGCGAGACGGCGAACCTGGAAATCGTCTACGGCAACCCGCAAGCCGGCGACCCGCGCGACGAGGATTTGACGCTCGACAAGTACGCGCATTCCGGCCTGCGTGGCTACGCCGCTTGGGACCTGGGGGCGGATACCGGCACGGCGACGGCGGGCGGCGCCTCGACCCTGACCGACTCCGGCAAGAGTTGGGTAACGAACCGGTGGGCGGGGGCAAGCATCCGCCTGGTCGGGGGCACCAGCGCCAACGAGACGCGGCGCGTCCTGAGCAACACGGATACCGTCATCACCGTCGATCGCGCCTGGCAGACGGCGCCGGACGCCACGTCCGTCTACGTGATCTGGATGTCGGGGATCGCCTGTTGGGGCGGCGTGCGATCGGCCGGGGGCGCCGGGCCCACGATGACTGACGGATCGGCCAGTTTCCCGGCCGGCGGGCTGGTCGGCGGCGTGGTCGTGATTCACAACGGGACCGGCGCCGGCGCCACGCTCTACACCATCACCGCCAACACCGCGACCGTGCTGACGGTCACGCCCGATTTCCCGACGCTCGGCGCGTCGTCGGAGTACCGCGTGACCAAGTGGGGGTACGCCTCCTGGTACGTCGATCAGGTGGAGCATAGCGAACGGTGGCGCGGGCGCTTCCGGCTCAACCGGCATCAGTCGCGCCCGTCCCGCGTCTGGTTCCGCAGCGACGGCATCCCCGGCGCCTGGGATCGCGTCGTCACCCTGCGCAACGGCGACGACTACCGGCAACTGCGCTGGACCGCCTTCGACGCCGGCGGCGGTGATAACGACTATATCGGTATGCTCGATGTCCGGCGCAAAAAGGGCGGGGATGATACGTTCCAGGAAGAGGGCTTTGCGGACGGGCTGGCCTACTACACGGCGTTGGGCATCATCGGCGTCCGCTTCGACTACGACTATTTGAACGAGGCCGGCGTGGGCAAAATCGTTTTACTCGCCAAGGCCCCCGGCGGCGAGGCCTGGGAGGTCGCGCACGAGACGACGACGACGCAGGCGACGCTGACCGCCCTTTCCCTGACCTACGTGGACCTGACGCCGCTAGAGGGAGACTACCCGATCCACATCGCGCAATCGGTGTGGCCGGCGGACGAGGTGGAGATTCCGGACACGGCGGACGGCAACGACGAGGCCGATGTCTACGATGATGAAACGTTCGAGGTCTACCTCGATCCGTCTGACTGCCTGATCGACAGCACTGCGCCGTCCGCGTTCGAGGTGGATTGGGCGACCGACGAAGCGGACGTGTACGACCTGCAAGCCACGATTGCCTACGGTGCTTCGGTCGCGGCGGCACTCGATCTGATCCGCATCGGCCGGCACGCCACGCTCGATGACTCCGGCGAGGGCGGCGGCTGGTTCCATCTGCCGTCTGGCGACGTGCTGGTGATCGATTGCGACACCGGCGAAATCTTCACCTACACCGGGGCGATCGACGCCACGTCCTACACGAAAGAGCACGCCGCCTACGCCGCCGTCGTCTACGAGCGGATCACCGATCCGGACAATGACGGAAGCCTGATCGCCGTGCCGTCGTCGGACTGGATGCCGCTTGCCGGCGAGGCGACGACGACCGTGCAGGTGGCCGAGACGGGGATGGGGACGCTGTCGGTATACATAGTTTATCAGGAGGGCTACATTGTTTAGCCTACTCCACGTTCGCCCAACTGACGCCTCGCCAAACGGCATAGACGGTTGTTGCCCCGACCCCGAGGCGGCGAGCGATGCGGTAGGCGCTCTCAGTCCCCCTGAGTGCCCGAATCTCGCGCACAAGGGCGGGCGTGAGTTTGGCCTGCGATCCGCGCTGGGTGTTCTCCGCGTTTGTTACCGGCTCGACGTGGTCAGGATTCACGCAGGATCGCTGCCGGCAGAGGTGGTCAAGTTGCATGCCGCCAGGGACCGGCCCCCGGAGTCGTTCGTAAACGATACGATGGGCATACAAGCCACCCACGGTCCCATATCCGGTATCGGTATTGACGGCCCGCTGCCAAATCCAACAGGGGGTTTCGTGGCCCCGATCTTCCTCGATCCATTCGACGGGGGAGCGGCCCAATCGGGCACGGTGCCCACGCAGAAACCGCTTAGGCTGCCCCTTGACATGACCGAATTCGGGCCAGTCGCACTTAGCGATCGACGTCGTGCCACCGCACCCACACTGACACAGACCGAGGGGGATGGTGGTATCTTCCGGGGGCATTCTGCTGACCTCCTTCTCAGGTCGGTGGGATGCCGTGGCCGGGGCGTTCGCAGCGCCGCCGGCCGTTCGCGTTGCCCGAATTATACCGGAAAGGCAGGCTGAATGTCGCTGCGCACCTACCCGACCGATCTGGTCACGGATCCGGCGCTCGTGGCGGCGGCGACGGCGGAAGGGATGTCGCCGACCGATGCCGCCAACCTGATCGGTCGGCTGAAGCCGGAGCAGATCCGGGGGCTGGAGACGTGGATCACCTCGCCGGAGTCCTACGGCGCCGGGGTGGATGAGTGGCGGGCGAAGTGGCCGCAGCTCGCGAGCCGCACCGATCAGGAGGTCCGGGTGCTTATGCGCTGGCTGGCCGAGCGGACGCCGGCCATCGTGCACGATCCGGGCTTCTGACGTGCCTGCCACCGCCCTTGCTCAGGTCGGATTCAATTGCCCGGACTGGCGTGCGCCGCGCCGGCTCAACGCCGCCAACGTCATCGTCGCCTGGCAGATGAGCGCCCCGGCGCGCTTCTCGGCGTTCTTCCCATCCGGCACGCGCTTCCCCTGCGCCGGCGGCGACCCGAAGGGGCTGTGGCTCTACTACCGACATCCGATTCATGGGGTGTTCGGCGGCTACGTGCAGGACGCGCCGATTGATTGGGGGCAGGGTGTGGTCGAGGTGGCCGCGGTCGATTTCTCGGCGACCCTGGCGCACCGGCTGACGCCGGACGGCTATGCGCAAAAGGCGGCGACGGCGGGGGAGCTGGTGACGCGGGCGCTGTCCGACTCCGAGACCGAGGACCCGCTCGGCTGGGAGGTCGAAGCCGACGAAGTGCCGCCCTACGTGGACTGGGAGTGGCGGGACGAGGACGTGCTCTCGGTGATGGCGTCGCTCGCCGCCTCCACCGGCCAGGAATGGCGGATGACGACCGATGAGCGCAAGGTCGTTACGCTCGAATGGCGGCACCGGATCGGGCGCGACCAGCGGCGGAAGGTGCTGCTCTGCGACGGCTACGGCGTGGGCGGCCGGCTCGACGACAGTATCGCCGGGGTGGCCAACGTCATCCGGGCGACGGCGAGTGATGCCCGGTGGGAGGATGCGGCGCGGGTCACGGTGCAGGATGACGACTCGGTCCTGACCTACGGGCGGCGCTACGCCAGCCGGCGCTATCTGGATGTGGGGACGCGGGCAACCGTCGAACCGCGGGCACGGGCGGATGTGGCGCAATCGGCCAAGCCGGCGCAGACGGTGGACCTGCTGATGGCGCACATGGACCCGCGCGGGCACCTGATCCGGGAGGGCGACACGATCCTCTACCAGAGCCGGGCGCAGGGGAAGCGCCTCGACGTGCGGGTGCTGGGCCGCGAGGTCAACACGGCAACCGGGTTCGTGCGGCTAGTGGGGACGGCGACCGATACGGAGTACGGCTAATGCCCATCATCCGCCCTGCCGCCAAGACGCCGCCCGGCGCGGGGCTCGATCTGGTCGGGCCGCGCCGGGAAGGCTACCAGTCCAACCGGGAGATGCGCACGCAGGATGCGCGGACTGCCAAATACCGGCAGGAGCAGGCCATCGCCCGACCGACGATCACGATGGGGCCGTGGTACTGGGTCAATCTGCCGGCGTCCGCGACGACCGAGGGGCAGTTGATCCTGCCGGACACGACGACAACATTAGCCCTCACCGGCAACCGACCACGGACGCCGGCCGCCGGCCGCGTGGTCGGCTGTACGTTGACGCTCTCGGCCGGGACCGTCTCGGGTAGCCTGTCGGTCGGCGTCGAGATCGACAACGTCTATTTCGACCTGGCGGCGAGCGTAACGGCGGGCGACGGGTTCGCCCAATCGTGGGTCGGCTGGGCACTCGGCGTACCGTTCGCCGCCGGCGCGGCCATCGAGGCATCCATTCTCACCGCATCGCTGAGCCCGACGACGTTGGAGGCGCGGGTAGAGCTCTACCTGATGCTGGGCGAGTCCGCGGCAGGCTAGACCCACCCCAATGCCCGGAGCCAGAGGATGGCCAGCAAGATGGCGATGACGACGAACAACACCACGATCCTCCGAGGCATGGCGCGTCCCTCCCGTGGCACCGGGTCTAGGAACATCGGACTAGGCCGAACGGGTGAGGCGACACCATGCGCGGGAGTCTACGCCCGCCGTCGCCATTGTGCTAGCACCGTATCTCCCGTAACAGATCGGCGCATCGGTAGGGCTACCGGGATCGCCGGGGAGGCCGGCGAACCGCTCCGTCGTGTCGCGCGGTCGGTCCCGTGGACGACGTAGGCGCGGCGTGGCAGATCGCCGGCCAAACCGTCCCGACGCCGACCGATCCCGGCGACGTGAACGCGGTCCTGGCGTGGGGGCTGACGCTGACGATCGCGGCGCTGGTGGCCCTCTTCTGGCAACTGGTCAAAACCAAGGACGGCGAACGGGACCGACTTATCAAAACCATTGACGCCCTGACCGATGCGAATAAAGAGCACTCTGAGTCGAACGTGGCGGCGACGGCGACGATGCGGGACATGATTACCGAGCTGGTGCGCCTGCGGGAGCGCCTGGAGGATCGGAGGCCGGCGCGATGAACTGGCCACGCCTCTTCCGCCGCAAGCCCCGGCCCGTGGTCCTGACCGAGCGGGAGCGGGAGGTGCTTGATCAGATCGCGCGCAACCGGCGGGCGGCGGTCGAGACGAAGCGCGCGGCCGAGGAGGCGCGGCGGGTGCTGCGCCGGATGCCCACGGGCAACACGTTCGAGTTGAGCGCATTCCCGGAGCAGGTGGACCGATGAGCGGATTAGCGGTCCATGCCGAGCAGGCGCAGGTCCGCTTCCTCAAGCGTTTCGAGCAGCATCGTTATCCCGAGCGAATCGTCACACAGCATTCGGTTCGCCCACATCGCCGCGATTACCGCCCCGATGCGCGCCAGGGAGGCGCGGAGGGCGTGCTCGGCTTCGGCCGCTGCATAGGCCCTGGGCGGGATCGCCGGCACCATATAGGTCCCGCGTCCTGTCGGCACGCCGGGGGGATCGCTGAGGTCGATCGGGCCGCGCGCGCGGAGTGCCCTGGTCAAGAGGTCATCGTCCATGCCCCAATCCTACCACGGAGCGCGCCATGACCGACCGTTGGCGACCGCTCTTCCTCTGGGCGCTGGCGGTGGCCGCGGTCTGGTGCGCCCTCCATTTGCTCGGCGTGGTCGGCTCGCGCTGGGGCCTGTACGCCCTGGTCGCCGGTGGCGTCGTCTACGCCAACATCGTCGTGGTCATGCTGGTGGGAACGCGGCGGTGGACGGCGCGTGGCCTGGGGCTGATGTGCGCCCTGCTGGTGGACGCCTACCTGTTCGGGCGGTTGCTCGGAGCGACGGCACTGGGCTGGGTCGATCCGCCGGGTAGGCTCGAGCGCGAGCTCAGCTGGGCGCTCTTCATCGTCGGGGGTGTGCTCCTGACCTGGGGCATCCTCGATTGGTGGCGGGAGCGCTGGGATGAATCGGCACGGCACGATCTGTGACCGGAGGGTCACGTGATAAACTCGGCACATGACGCGGACGCTGTCGGTGGCTCTCTCGCTGATGCTGGCGGCGATCGTCCTGCTTGGAGCGGTGGCGCTGATCGGGTTGTCTGCGCCGCCTATCACCTCGGACGCGACGGCGCCGTCACCGTCGATCGTTTCGACTGCCAATCTGATGCCGGTTGGGACCTCCACGCCGGACCAGTTGTCCACCATCGAGGCGTTGTTATGGCCCACGCTGACGCCCTCGCCGGTGCCGACGCGGCGACCGACGCCGACGTTCGTGCCGTGCGGGCCGGAACCGCCGGACGGGGCGATCTGCTGGCACCCGGCCGTACCGAGCCCCACGCGGACACCCAGCCCGCCCCTGACTCCCACGCCGTTGCCGGACTGTTCGTCCGTCTCGGACGACTACAGCGGCTTCTGTCGGCATTCCTCGACAAGCACGCCGACCCGCGCGCCGGCCGGGTTGACGGGTGGGGACGCCGGAGGGTCGATCGGTGACTAGCCTGACGCCGGAGAGCCCCTGGCGTACCTCGGGGGATACCACGCTAGCCGCCTTCGCCGCCGAACTGGCCGGCTCCCCCGTCGCCGCCGAGGCGGACGTGCTCTGCGACCTGGCCGATCCCTACGGCAGGTTGTACCTCGCGCATTCGAAGATTGAGAACCAACACGATACGGTCGGTATCCTGATCGACCCTGGAATGCATAATAACTTGGCTTTGAGGCCACGCGGCTACCCCGAAGAGTTGGGCACGCGCAACGGGTTCGCGGTGTTCCCGCGCTACCAGGACTGCCTGACGGCGTGGCGGCGGCGGCTTTCCGACGTGCGCCTCTGCTACCTCGACGCCGTGACGATGCTCGAATACAGCACTTGCTACAACCCCGCCAGCGACACCCACCCCGTGACCGGCGTCGTCAACGATCCCGTCCGCTACTGCAACCGCCTGTTGACGACGATCAACCGCCTGCCCGAGGAAGGAGCACCGCCGATGGCCGAACCGCAAAATATCGTCGTCGTCGCCGGCCACCGCTCCACCGGCGATCCTGGCAACCCGAGCGAGAAGGAGCGCACCGACGACCTGGCCCGCGCCTACCGCGACGCCCTCAGAGCAGCCGGGCACGAAGTCTGGTGGCTGCAAGAGAACGACGGCGACGCCGACCCGGACGACACGGTCGGCGGGCTCGACACCGTGGGCCGGCGCACCCTCGCCCTCTGCGAGTCGGTCGGCGCGACGCTGATGCTCGACCTGCACTTCGAGGGGCACGGCAACACCAGCGTGCGGGGCTGCTTCGCCATCGTGCCGGACGTGACCGGCCTGACGACGGCCGTGCCGGGCGGGGCGCCGCCGCACGACACCTGGGCGAACAACCCGCTGGACCAGAAGGTCGGCCGCGCCCTGACCGAGGCGATCCGCTCGCAGACCGGCATCCCGCTCCGCACGGGCATCCGCGAGCCGGGGCTGATGGACGAGGGCGAGACGGGCGTCGGGGCGCAGGGATTCCGGCTGGCGATGTTCGCCTACACCGTGCCGCGCCAGCCCGAGATGGTGCGCCTCGTGGTCGAGCACGGCGCCCTGACCAACCCCCAGGACCGGGCGATCATCGACGCGCCGGGCTTCTACCAGAAGGTCGGACAGGCGGCGGTGATGGCGGTCAATACCGTCTTCGGGGCGCCGGAGGTGCCGGACGAACCGGACCCGCCCACGGACGAACTCGCCTACCCGCCGGGCTGGGACGCCCTAGTGGCGGCGGAGGTCTGGGGCACGGCCTACTCGCCCGATTGGGATTTCAACCCGGCCGGCGTCGTCAGCCGCATCTACATCGACGAGCGGGTCTGTAGCCGGCTGATCTACCGGTTGCGGCAACCGGGCGGGCGCGACCTGTTCGTCTTTACCAGCGGGCACACGATCGGCCGGCTGGCCGACACCGAGAGCTACCGCGTCCTCGCCAAACCGAAGTAGGAGGCTCCCATGCCAACCGCGCGAGAGATCCTGTATGCGTTTTTCATTCTCGTCGTCATCGTCATCGTCGGCTGGTTTTTGCTGGAGGTGATCGACCGCCTCGACAACGACCCGGCCGCGATCGGCTGGGAGTGGATGGACTGACATGCCGACCTTTCGCCTCGACATCGCCCACTCGTTCGTCTGCGACTCGCAGGACCAGGCCATCGCCTTCGACGAGGCCGTGACGCTGGCGATTGAGCAAGCGATGGCCGATCACGGCGTGCGGATCAAGGTCGGCGGGCAGTTCGCGTTGGCGTCTTGCGAGGGCGACGGGTGCCTCGGCATGGTCCTCTGCTCCAGCGAGGGCGACCCGGCACCGGAGATCGAATCATGATCGCCCAGACCGAGCCCGTCCGCCTCGTCGCCATCCTCACCGCCTTCGTCACCGCCGGCATCGGCGTCGCCGTCGCATTCGGGTTGGACGTGACATCAGACCAGCGCAACGCGATCCTCGCCGCGATCCCGCCGGTAGCGGTGGCGATTGCGGCCGGCGGGGAGTGGGCGCGGGCCAGAGTCACGCCGGTCCCGCGGGCGGACAATGCCGTGGCCGAGGCCGAACACGCCGGCTATATCCGCGGCATCACGGACACGCGGCGCGAACTCGCCGGGGTGCCGACGCCGATTGCGCGCGAGGGGTAAACGACAACGGCCGGTCCGTTCGCCGAAAATGGGTCATACTCGTACCGGCGTAGTGTAGTGGTCCGACACGCCGTCTTGCGGGACGGAGACTCCGGTTCGAATCCGGCCGCTTGGCAACGAACCTCCCGGGCATCCGTCCGGGGGGTTCGCCCATCTCGGCGTCGGTCGTTTCCTCGGTCACGCCTGGTCACCGCGCCCGTCCAAACCGTCCATACTGACCCCCAACCGACCGCACGACCCGCGCCGATCGGCCCGTTTCGGCCGGCCGGGGATGCCCGCCGACAAGCGTGGCTAGGTGCCGTCCATCACAGATTCCCCGTATCCATGCGGTTTTCTCGCCCGTTCGGCGACGCGTGGTCACCGCCTCGGTCACCGCTCCCCGCAATCAGGCCCATCATGGCCGTCACGCCGTCCGCCTGCGCGCCCGGCAGCAGGTGCGTGTAGATGTCCAGGGTGATCGAAATCTGGGCGTGGCCGAGCCGGTCGGAGACGACCTTGACCGGCACGCCGGCGGCGAGCATCAGGCTGGCGTGCGTGTGCCGGAGCTGGTGCGGCGTCAGGCGCGGCAACCCGTGGTCCGCGTGCAACCGCGCGAGCAGCGCCACCGCGCCGTCGCGACCCCGCACCCCGCCGGTCCGCCGGCGCGGGAGCACGAGGCCCTCGTCGCGCCACCGCTCGCCCGCCGCGGACCGCCACTCGGCCACCCGGCGGAACTGCGCCCGCAGTTCCGCCACCGTCTCGGCGTCGAGCGCCACCGCCCGGCCGCGGCCGCGCTTGGTGCCGTCGCGGGCGTAGGCGCCCTGCCCCTTGGGCCGGGTCACCGTGCGGCGCACGGACAGCTCCGACCGCTCGAAGGAGACGTCCTCCCAGCGCAGGGCCAGGGCCTCGGCGATCCTGAGCCCGCCGCAGAGCATCAGGCGCAGGAGCACGGCGTCGTCGCCGTCCACGGCGGCCAGCGCGTCTCGCGCCTCCTGGGGGCTCCAGACGGCCACGTCGCCGCGGGTGCGGTCGGTGCGCGGGGCGCGGACGCCGGCGAGCGGGGAACGGTCGATGAGCCGCCAGGCGACGGCCTGGGCGAGCGCGCCGGAGAGGACGGCGCGGTGGACCTCCAGCGACGTCGGCGCCACGCCCCGGGCCAGGGCGGCGCGCTGGTAGTCGACCAGGTCCAGCGGCGCCAGGTCGCGCAGGCGCAGGTGGCCCAACGCGGGCTTGAGGTGGCGGTCGACCACCGTCGCGTAGTTGCCGAGCGTCTTGGGCGCGAGGCGGTCGGCGGTCTCGACCAGCCAGCGGTCGAGGAAGGCGCCGACCGTGAGCGCGGACGCCGCGGCGGTGCGGGCGGCGCCGCGCTCCCGCAACCCCCGGCGGAACGCCTCGGCCGCCTCCTCGGTGGCGAAGGTCTCGCTCTTCCAGCGGCGCTCTCCGGCCTCGTCGCGGTAGCTGTAGCGGACGCGGTAGGCGGTGCCGCGGGCGCCGGTGCGGCGCTGGACGCCGCGGACGGTCTTCTCGCGGGCGGGCTTGGCGGGCACTGCTGCCTCCCGGTCACGTTCGCCGAAACCGTTGAGATTCGCGAACGTCGGCGCTATCCTCCGAATGTAGTACGGATGTTCTTGTTCCGATAGCGGCGAGGGGTGGTGACATGGCGTCTCGGGACGGGTCGGAGCCGGTCTCCGGGCGGGGCACGGCGGCGATCGCGCTGACGATGGCGGACGGGAGTCGGGTGGTCTGCCTCAATCGGATCGGGCTGGACGTGGGGTCGGCGGCGGCGGGCGTGACGGTCGGGCCGCTCGATGGTGGCGGTGAGCTGGTGCCGGCGGAGGGGCGCGAGGCGAAGCTGCTGCTCTACCGGGCGATGGTGGCGATGCGCCGGCAGCACTACCGCAACTCCCCGCCCAACCCGGCGCCGAAGCCGGCGTCGGCGAAGCGGCGGCGGAACCGCTAGCCCTCCCCTCCCGTCTGCCGCGCCGCCTTCCGTTCCAACCGCAGTTCCTCGAGGAAGAAATCCGCCTGGTTCTCGATCGCCTTGACCCAGAGCGGCCGGCTCCTCAACCGCCGCACCTTGCCGGCGATCCGCTCCACCGGGTCGTCCGGGTCGATGGGCTCGGTGGCGGGCAGGTGGCCGGCGAGTTGCATCAGCATCGTCACGTCGGCGTTGAGGACATCGGCGATGCGGTCGATGGATTCGGGGTCGGGGCGACGTCTTCCACGAAGCCAGTTGCTCACCATTCCGGGAGAGAAGCCAGACTCCCTGGCGAAGTCCGCTGCTCGCCACTCCCGCCGATCCAACTCGTCTTGTAGCCACATTGAAAACTTCCCGACTTCCACGGGCGCCACTGTAGTTGACGAATGCTTCAGATGGGTATAGAATCGCTTCATGGAGAAACACCTACGGTTCTCGGGCGAGAAGCTCGAAGCAATCCTCTCCGCGCAGGGGCGCCGCCGCGACTGGCTGGCTGCGCAGGCTGGCGTGGACAAGTCGCTCATCACGCATCTGATCGCTGGCCGAAGGACGGTCGCTCACGAGGTGGCCGAACGAATCAGCCGGGCGCTTCAGGTCCCCTTTTTTGTGGCCTTCGAGTTCCCCAATGAAGCGAAATCGGATTCATCGGAAGCCAATCAAGAGCCCGACCTCATCGAGGCCGCCTCATGACCGCCGCATCCCCCCTCCCGACGACCTGCCCCGGCTGCGGCGCCCACCTGGTGCCGGCCCTCGCGCCGATCGCGGTCGGCGTCGAGGGCGCCGCCGCCCTCCTGGCCCTGCCGGCGACCTCGATCAAGGGGCTGGTCGCGATCGACGCGATCCCCTCCTACAAGGTCGGCAAGCGGCGCCTCTTCGACGTGGCGGCGCTGGTCGCGTGGTCGGCGGCGCGCACCGCCGAGACGGCGCACTTGTTCGAGCGCGGCCGGCAGGCGGCGGCGCTCATCGACGTCGAGGTCCGGGCACGGGCCGGACGGCGGGTGGCGTGATGGAGCCGACCGTCCCGACCAAGCGGTGCTCCCGGTGCGGAGACGTCAAGCCGCTCGCCGCCTTCTACCGCAACCGATCCCGTCGCGACGGACGGACGGTGCACTGCGGCGACTGCATGAAGACCTACAACCGCGCCTGGCACGCGGCGAACCGGCGCTCGCCGGCCTACCGCCAGGCGGCCATCGAGCGGGCACGGGCCCGGCGGGCAGACTTGCGTAGCGATCCCGATTTCCGCGCGGCAGAGGCCGCCCGGGTTCGCGCCTACCGCGACCGAAAGCGAGCGACCGGATGAGCGGAACGACGGTCGTCTACCTGGTGCTCGACCTCTGGTGCGCGGTGATGCTCGGGGCCGTCCTGAGCCGCTACCTGCCCCGTGATTGATCTGTTGTTCGCGGCCCTCTTGATCGGGCTGCTGACCGTCGCCTTGTGGGTCATCCGGGAGGAGTCATGAGCGCGCTGACGGTGCAGGACTACGACGCGCTGGACGCCGACCCGACCGACGCCTGGGACTACCCCGAGTGGTGCGCGCGAGCGGTCGATCCGACGACGCACAAGGAGCTCACGTTGCGTCCGACGACGGAGGAGCGGGCCTGCGAGCAGGCGCTTGACGCCGCGCGGCGCGGCTACATCCTCGTGCGGGTCCTGCGTCGCGAGACGCCAGAGTCGCCGTGGGTGGAGGTGTCCGGCGTCCAGCCGAGCCGCCTGCATCCGGTCAACGCGCGACCCTACTCCGTCATTCGCGGGCGGCACTAGATGACCACGCCTGCCGGCTCCCTCGGCAAGTGCGCTGCCCGAACTCAGCGGCGCGAGGAAGGGGGCCGGTCTGTTTCTCCCCTCCGAACGGGCTGTCCCGGTGGCAACACCGGGCAGTCCGAACGGGACAGGTCGCCGGTCCGTTCCGCGAACGCCTGTTGTCACGGCGGCGTGTCCCGTTCGGGCTGTGGTTGCTCCCAGCCCACCGTCTCCTCGGCCGGCGGTGTCCACGCGTTCGCCGCCGGCCATTCCCAGCCGAAGGAGGTGATGCCGCCGAGTCATGGCGCGCGAGTGAGGACCGGTCTGCGCGTTCCTACGGCCAGCACCGGACGCGCCGGCCGGGG